TGATTGGCAACCAGTAGTAAGACTTAGCAAAGACGTACCTTGGGGTTACGAAAGAGACTCTAACGATCCTCTAATCTTACTACCAATACCAAGAGAACTGAATCAGCTTGAAAGAGGCAAAGCATTCTTAGGGCAGTTTAGTCTAAAAGAAGTATCAGAGTGGCTATCTACTCAAACAGGTAGGTATATCTCAGCCAGAGGATTAAAAGCAAGGATTGATCTTGAGGAAAAAAATAGAAGACGTGGACGTACCTACTCTCTCTACGCTAAAAAAGCTGCCGAGGCGGCGCGTCGTGCGAAAGAACTCGAAATGCGACTCGGTGGAGAAAGAGCAAAAGGCTACGTCCATCATTGTCCCTGCTGCGGTAAAGCCGAGTAAGATTGTAATACCTGAGAACTTAGATGTAGTGTTCAAGCCCAACGATGGTCCTCAAACTGAGTTTCTTAGTTCGTCAGAGATGCAAACCCTCTTTGGAGGTGCTGCTGGCGGTGGTAAATCAGTTGCAATGGTAGCTGATCCTATGAGAGATTTTGATAATCCTGAATTCAGAGGGCTTCTTCTTCGTAGGACTATGCCAGAGCTTAGAGAGCTTATTTCTATTTCTAATAAGTACTACCCCAAGCTTTCTAAAGGAGAAGCTAAATGGACTGAAAGAGACTCTACTTGGAGATTCCCATCTGGAGCCACCCTTTGGATGAGTTACCTAGAGGCTGAGAAAGATATTGACAAATACTATGGGCAAGTGTATTCTTGGATCGGATTTGACGAGTTAACACACTGGGAAAGTCCAATCTACTGGGATATGCTTGCTTCTCGTCTACGAACAAGTAAGAATAGTTCATTAAAACTCTCAATGAGAGCATCGACTAACCCCGGAGGCCGTGGCAACCATTGGGTCAAAAAGATGTTCATTGATCCAGCCCCTTGGGGTAAATCTTTTTGGGCTAGAGACATTGAGACTAATGAAGTACTAAAGTGGCCTGAAAATCATTCTGATCCTAACCGAGCAGGCAAACCACTATTCAAACGTAAGTTTGTTCCATCAAAGCTCTCAGACAACCCATACCTTTTTGAAGATGGACGGTACGAAGCAAACCTGCTCTCTCTACCAGAACACAAAAGAAAACAACTTCTTGAAGGTAACTGGGACGTAGCTGAGGGCGCTGCATTTCCTGAGTGGAATAGACGAGTACACGTTGTTGAACCATTCCATATCCCTAACACTTGGACTAAGTTTAGAGCGTGTGATTATGGCTACAGTAGTTGGTCATCTGTTCTATGGTTTGCTGTCGTTCCTTACACAGAACAGCTTGTAGTTTACCGAGAACTCTACGTTAAAGGGATGGTTGCTGCTGATCTTTCAAGACTAGTAAAGGAAAGAGAGCAAGGTGACCGAATTGTCTATGGTATCCTCGATTCTTCTCTATGGCACAAAAGAGGTGATACTGGTCCTTCTCTAGCAGAACAAATGATCAGAGCAGGAACACAGTGGAGACCATCTGACAGAAGTAAAGGTAGCCGAATAGCTGGTAAGAACGAAATTCACAGAAGGCTACAGCTAGACGAGAACAATGAACCCGGCTTAATCATATTTAATTCTTGTTTGAACCTGATAACTCACATTCCTTCTCTACCTCTGGACAAGAATAACACGGAAGACGTAGACACAAATTACGTACATGACCACTCATACGACACACTAAGGTATGGTATCATGTCAAGACCAAAGCCAACAGCGTTTGCATTTGAATTTGGCAGCTATCAAAATAGCTCAGAATACAAACCTTTTGACTCTACTTTTGGCTATTAGGAGTAAATATTGACTAATCAAGATGACGTAGAAGCTGATTCCCAAGACCCAACAGCAGTTGCTCTAAAGGACAGAACTTCTAATTTCGAAGACCCTGCGGCTGGTTCTGTAGTGATGTATATCACTGAGAAGATGAAGCTTGCAGAAGATGCTCGACAAGAAGATGAACAACGTTGGCTTACTGCGTATAAAAACTATATGGGTGAGTACACAGGATCAGAGTTTACTGAGACAGAGAAGTCTGAAATCTTTGTAAAAGTAACCAAGACAAAAGTAATCGCTGCCTATGGGCAAATTATTGACGTTCTATTCGGCACTGATAAATTCCCAATTGGTGTAAGTCCTACTCCTATTCCAGAAGGTATCAAGGAATCAGTTCACTACGACATGCAACCTGCCCCTCAGGCACCAGCTAGTGGTGGACTACAGCCCGGTGATACCCTAGCCAAGATCAAAGAAAGAGAACTAGGTGTTCTAGAAAGTAAACTTGCTGGTGTACGTGATGGGCTAAAGGATGGTCCGGGGACTACTCAACAGCAGATTACTTACCACCCAGCTAAAGAGGCAGCAGCTAAGCATGAAAAGAAGATTCAAGATCAGCTTGTCGAAGCTGGTGCTAATAATAAAACTCGCCGGGTTATTTTTGAGATGTGTCTATTTGGTACTGGTGTCATGAAAGGCCCATTTGTCATTGACAAAGAATATCCTAAGTGGGAAGTTCTAGACAATGGACAAGTGGTATACCAACCAGTCAAGAAGACTACAGCCTCAGTTGACCATGTACGTATTTGGGATTTCTACCCTGATAAAGATGCAGCAACTAAGGACGAAGCAGAATATGTTATTCAACGACACAAACTCTCAAGGTCAAAACTACGGAACCTTAAGAAGCGCCCAATGTTTAGGTCTAAAGCTATTGACGTAGCTATCGGTCTTGGTGAAAACTACATTGAAAAATGGTGGGAAAACCAAATCATTGATACTGCTAGGACAGGCCCTATTGAACGGTTTGAGGTTCTAGAGTTTTGGGGTGAGATGGATGCAGAAACACTAAGAGACTTCGGTGTTAAAATCCCACCAGAATTTGAAGATAAAGACTCAATTAATGTTAACTGCTGGGTCTGTAACGATCAAGTTCTTCGTCTAGTAATTAACTCATTCAAACCAACTCGAATTCCTTACCATGTTGTTCCTTACGAACTAAACCCTTACAGTATGTTTGGTGTTGGTGTTGCAGAGAACATGGAAGATACTCAGAAGCTGATGAACGGCTTTATGCGTCTTGCAGTAGACAATGCTGTCCTGTCTGGTAACGTAATTCTAGACGTTGACGAAGGTGCCCTAGAGCCTAACCAAGACTACACTATCTATCCCGGTAAGGTCTTTAAACGTAACAGTGGTCAACCGGGTAATGCTGTAAACTCTATTGAAATTCCTAACGTTTCTGCTCAGAACCTACAGCTATTCGACAAGGCACGAATTCTTGCAGACGAATCAACAGGCATCCCTTCATTCTCTCATGGTCAAACAGGTGTAACTGGTGTAGGTCGAACTTCGTCAGGCATTTCTATGCTTCTATCTGCTTCTCATGGGTCAACTAGAACTGTTATCAAGAACGTAGATGACTATCTCCTAGAACCTCTAGGCAAGGATATGTACTACTTCAACATGCAATTCGACTTTGAGAAAGAACTTCTTGGGGACTTTGAAGTCAACGCTAAGGGTACAGAAAGCCTAATGGCTAACGAAGTGTACAGCCAGCGTCTAATGCAATTCCTATCTGTTGTCCTCAACCCAATGCTTGCCCCATTCGTCCGACTAGACTACATTGTAGAACAGCTAGCCAAGTCACTTGATCTTGATCCAAAGAACGCTGTCAACTCTCTGAATGATGCAATGCTTCAAGCAGCTATCCTACAGAAGTTCCAAGCTACCATGGCCCCACCAGATCAGGCAGGTAGCCCTAGTGGACCGCCGTCAGTGAATGACTCTCAGGGTTCTGGTAATGGCAACATTGGCATTGGCACTTCACCTACTCCGGGTGAGGATGGGTTTACTGGTTCTCCGGGTGGTGGTAATGCAACTCAAAAAGTTAACTAACGATTTCCATCTTTACGAAGCTTTTAAAGTAGAGATTCAAAACAGGATCGATGCAGAACAAAGAACAGTAAATACAGCAACAGAAACTACAGCTATCTTTCGTTCACAAGGGGCGATAAAAGCTTTAACAAGACTTCTCCAACTAAGGGAAGAGCTAGAAGGACGGAAGAATGGAGCTTAAAGACACACCACCATTTCTAAGACCATTTACAGCAGGTAAAGATGATCTTACTGTTGGCCATGACGAACTTGGCAGACCGATCAAAAAGTCTGTAGTTGGTAATGAGTACGCTGATAAGTCATTATCACACGGAAAACCTTCTCTTGCCAACGCTAAGGAAAACATTAAAGAAACAGTATCAGGGTTTAAAGAAGGCTTAGCAAAGCTTATTGAAGACCCTACTACTTTCCTTGATGAAACTCTTGGTGGCTTTGTTGAAAGTACTCTTGGCTTTAAGGATGAGGTCATGAGTGGTCAAGCTACTCTAGGTCAAGTAGAAGGTCTAGCTCCTGTAGTTGGTGGTATCTCTACCCCATTCAGTGTACCAGAAGGTGCTACTAGAGTATTTGGGGGTAGATCAGCTAAGAAGTTTCCTTACGAAAAAGAATTCGACTACTACGAACTAAAGGACAAGGGCTTATCAGACGAAGATATTTGGCAGACACTTGGTATTGAGCAGGACGAGGTGAACAAGAACTGGTCTTTTGAAATTAACCCTGACTACAGAATTAAAGGAGACTCAGAAGAAAGTACTCTAAAGTTCTTAAAAATCTTTAGTGACGAGCTAGCTCCTGACGAGGTTCTATCTGTAGAAGAACCACTAGGGAAAATTATCGATTGGCCGGAGCTATTTGACAACTACCCAAGACTAAAAGAGACTACAGTACTTCTATTACCACAGAAAGATAACGGATACTTTAACGCCGAGGATAATGTGCTAGCAATTGGTAAGGGATGGTTTGACTCTAAAGAAAAATTAACAGACATTCTTTCTCACGAACTTCAACACGGTATTCAATCTCATGAAGAAAACTCTGGTGGGGCTAGTATGGACTACTTCTGGAAGTATGATCCAGAAGTGAACGATCTAAAAAAACAGAGTGACTACTGGATCGGAATAAATGACGAAAAAGCCGAGAAATTATACAACGAAGCTAAACTACTTACTTGGTCTAAGTACCAGACTAACTACGGAGAGGTAGAGGCCAGAGCTACTGAGTTACGTAACTACCTTACACCAGAAGAACGAAGAGAAATACCACCGTCTGACACTAAAAAGCAAGCGTATGGTCTATTCAACAAAGAAAGATCAAAATCAGCGCATATGCCTACAGCACGAATGTCACACCCTATTGACAAAAAAGGAGAACCAATGGACTTTTTAAACTTTGCAGAAGGCGGTGTAGTTCCCCCGTCTGAACCTGTAAACAAGACTAACGGCAATGAGGTTCCATTAGGTTCTTCACCAGAAGAAGTAGAAGACGATATCCCAGCCAAGCTATCAGGTGGTGAGTACGTACTTCCAGCCGATGTTGTACAATTCTATGGTATCGATAAAATTGAAAAATTTGTACAAAAGGCAAAAATGTCTTTACAGGAATTAGAAACTAATGGTAGAATTGGTGGAGAAAAGGGAGAAGGAACTCCTAAAGAAGAACAAGCAGCTACCGAAGAAGATGATCTACCTTTTGACGTATCTGAATTAAAAACATCAGAAGGAATGGAAGACCCAGCTAGCCAACCTATTATGATGGCAGAAGGTGGTCTAGTCCAAGGCGCTACAGAAAGAAAACCATACCGAGACTCTAGAGGAAATATTCAGTATATCCTATTCCGTAATGGCCAGCCTGTACAAGCTATTCCAGAAGGTCTGACCCCAGCTAATTCTGCTTCGTCAACTAACGAGTCATCTGATACTTCTGCTCCTAGAGACAACAAGCCAATGACTAATTGGGACGCTAGTGACTACGAGTCATACCTAAAAGGTCGTACTATTTTCGGTGATGTGTCTAAGCTAGCTACTGCTGCTATTGGTCCTGCTGGACTTCTAATGGCTGGTGCTGCTAAACTAATTGACAACCGTACTACTTCACGGGCTGTTGAGAACATTAACAAGATGCTTGAAAAGCCTGACCTAACTCCACAAGACAGGGCAAAGTTTGAAGAACTAAAGACTCAATACATGGAGATTAAAGGTGGGGATGGCCAGTCAAATGGTACCCTACTAGGTGATGCTAAAACATTCACTCCTAGAGATTCTTTAGCAGCTAACGTTGGTCTCTATGGTCAAGACAAAATCCCATTTAACGAAGGTATCTGGTCATGGCGTGAGAACAAACTAAAGAAAGAACTTGAAGAGAAGAAAGATACAGAGCTAAAAGAAAAGCTTGGTGTCGATCAAATGAATCCCTCAAAGAAGAAGGAAACTAAAGAGCCTTCAATGTTTGACGATGAAACTGAACAAACTAGTCGTCCTACTGTTTCAGTTAAGAACGAGCCAACAAGTAACGCACCAGTTTCCTCACCAAGACCACAACGTAACCCAAGAAACGACAAAAAAGATAAAGGCAAAAACTATGCCAAAGGCGGCTTTGTGAAAAGGCCAAATTGTTAACTAAGGAGAAAATTCTAAATGTCTGACACAAACGAAGGTAAGTCTTTTGTTCGTAAATCACTACGAGACCGTAGAATGGAAAAAGATGAAGAAGAACTTGCCAAACTTGAGGAAGAACTTAAAGCCTCAGATACTGAAAAGACTGCGCAGGATGACCTACCAGCGCCTGCAAAGACTCTTGAAGAGCAAACATGGCAGAAACGCTACGGGGACTTACGGTCGTATTCAGAAGACAAGTATAAGACCTACGAACAACGTATCTCAGCCCTAGAGGATCGTCTAAAATCTACCTCTAACTTTGCTGCTCCAGCTTCTGATGAAGATATTGATACTTGGAAGAACAAGTACCCTGAGGCTTCAAACATCATTGAAACTCTAGCAAAGAAGATTGCTGATGAAAAGTTCAGCCAAGCTAAGCTTTCAATTGACGATCTTGAAGAGATTAAGTTCGAGAACAAGCGTCAAAAAGGTCTACAGGTAATCAAGAAGTCTCACCCTGACTTTGATGATATCACTGCTGATGCCAAGTTTCTTGATTGGGTAGACAAACAACCAAAGAAAATTCAGGAAGCTCTCTACGACAACATTGAAGATACTGATTCAGTTATTTGGGTACTAGACAAGTACAAAGAGTCAAACCCACAACGTAGGAAACAACAAGAGAAAGAAGCTGCCTCTGATGTTCGAGTTAGTTCAGGTGGTAAACCCGATGCTCTAGCTGGTTCTCTACGGTTCTCAGAGTCAATGGTCAATAAAATGTCTCTTAAAGAGTACAACAAGTATGAGGCTCAAATTGATGAGGCTATTCGTACTGGTAATTTTGATTATGATATGACAGCTAGCGCTAGAAACTAGTTGACAACCTAATAAGTATAAGTATAACTTACATATAAACTAAGGCCCCTTTATAGGCAACCCTTAATACAATCTATACTCTCTAGCTTGTAATTAGCTACTACGATCTGGAGAGTATAACCAAGTGGCGGCTCTGCTCATGTCATCCGCATTAGTCAGGTCTTCTGGCAAATTTAAAGTAGTCTGACGGTTTTAGGTCTGGTCGTACCAACATAGTAAAACGTACAACACAAGTAAGACTACTTCAAAGCTAAATAAAAAATAAGACTACCTGATCCCACAGGCCCTGCTTGCAGACTACCCTTACCGGACAGCCTCTGAAAATACGAGTTAGCTTTAGAATATTAGAACACTTCATTGTGTTTAATCTATTAAAAGAGGTTTAACATGGCTTTTCAAACAGCCTCCGGTTACAACAACCTTCCTAATGGTGTATTTAGCCCTACTGTTTACTCTAAAAAAGTTCAGATGGCTTTCCGTAAGGAAACTGTAGTCGGTGATATTACTAACTCCGAGTATTTCGGTGAAATTTCAAACCAAGGCGACACTGTTCGCATACTAAAAGAACCTGAGGTAGCAATCTTTGACTACGCTCGTGGTACTCAACTAGTTGCACAAGACCTAGTTGACGAAGACTTCCAGCTAACTGTTGACCAAGCACATGCTTTCATCTTCAAACTCGATGATATCGAAGAGAAGCAAGCACACTCTGACTGGATGGCAATGGCTGCTTCACGCGCTGCGTATAACCTTCGCGATACCTACGACCGTAAGGTTCTTGCTTACATGACTGGTTACAAGCTTTCAGCACTAACTACTGTTGGTGATACTGTTAACACCACTGTTAGCGGCACTAAAGCTATCTACACCGCTGGTTCTGACGAACTTCTAGCTGAGATGAAACTCTCACGTCCTAACTTCGGTAACCTAACCACTGCTGGCTCAACTGGTGACTCAATCCCACTAGCTCCACGTCTACCCGGTGCAACTTCAATCCCAACTACCACTGTATCACCTGTACAGCTAATCAACCGTATGAAACTACGTCTGGATCAACAGCTAGTTCCTACCGATGGTCGCTGGCTCGTAATCAGCCCTGAGTTTGAAGAACTACTCCTAGACGAAGATTCACGCTTTGGTAACGCTGACTTCGGCGCTAACGGCTCACTACGTAGTGGTAACACTCCTGTCGTAATTTCAGGTTTCGAGATCTACCGCTCAACTAACCTACCCTCAGTTGGTACTGGTCCGGGTACTACTGGTACTTCTGCTCAGTCAAGCAACTATGGTGTAATCGTTGGTGGTCATCGTAACGCTGTAGCTACCGCAGAGCAAATCAACAAGACTGAGAAATATCGTGATCCATTCACTTTCGCTGATGTAGCTCGTGGTCTTCACATGTTCGGTCGCAAGATTCTTCGTCCAGAGGCAATCGTTCGCGCTCGGTACAACATCGCATAAGGGGCAATAACAATGGCTACATATGATATGACTCTTGCTAGCACCGTTGGGGTAGGTTCAAACGTGAATACTACCCTACTGCCAGCAGTTACTAACAGGAATATTATGTACACTATCGAAGGTGTTCTAGACATTGCTCGTCTTGTACGGGATGGCTACAGCTTCGCTACTGGTGACGTATTCCAACTACTAAACATCCCAGCTAAATCACTAGTACTTGCTGCTGGTGCTTATGTTGAGACTGCATTTGACGGTACTTCACCTGTCGTTGATATTGACTTCGCTGCTGGTGATGACTTCGTAGATGGCGCTTCTGTTGCCACTGTCGGCTTCCTTGCTGGCGGCGCTAACGGTCAAGGTCTAGTTGTTGGTGGTACTCCTACCTTCACTCAGCTAATCTCAACCGCAGATACCATCGACGTTCTACTTGCTGCTGGTGCTAACGACATTACTACTGGTGTCCTTCGGGTCTTCGCTGTTGTCGTTGATCTTTCACCAACTGGTAAAGTTGTTCCAGCTACTGCTGAACGTAACCGCCTAGGTACAGGCTAAGGGGAGGGCTTCGGCCCTCTTCATTTTATAGGAGTAACCAATGGCATCATTTAGTGAAGCATTCAAAGCAGCTAGAAAGAAACTTGGTGCTGGTAAGACATTTACTTGGAATGGTAAGAAGTATACTACTGATCTTTCTAGTGAGAAATCTACAACTGTACCTGTTAAACGTCCAACTAGTACTTCTTCCTCACCCAAGCCGATGAAACGTCCAGTTAAAGAAGCTGAGTCAAAAACTCCAGTTCCTACACCAACAACCTACTCACCACCGAAGACTCCTAAACAAGAGTATCGTGATGAAAAGACACTAAGTAGGAAACAAGACAAAGCTGGTCCAGTACAAGGGCCAATGCAAAAGAAGATTATTACAGGACCAAACACAGCACCTGTTAGTTTAGTAAACAATCCGTATGCTAAGCCAAAGGAAAAAACTGGTGGTTGGGACAAAAAAGCTTTTAGAGCAGCCAAGGCAGAGCGTAGAAAACAAAAATAAATGGCATACAACTTTCTAAGTTTAGTTAATAATTTGTGTCAGGCAACTAATGAGGTGGAGCTTTCTGCCTCTAATTTTTCTTCTGTGGACGGTATCTATAGCGACTTTAAACGGTCTATCAATGATACTATTGCAGAGATTAATGCTGAACGAATTGACTGGCCATTTAACCACACACGGACTACTCTAGTACTAACTGCTGGAGTTAACAGGTATGCTTTCCCTACCGATGCTGAGTACATGGACTTTAACACGTTTAGAATTCATAGAGACGATACCATTGGTAACTCAACCTCTAGTTTAAAAGAGATTGACTACGACACTTACATTAAGTATTATTCTGATGATGAGTACAACACTACTAATAGTTCTATTCGTGGTCTTCCTAACCTTGTTTCTGTAACTCAAGGAATGAACTTTGTTGTCTGGAGAGTACCAGATGCAGCGTACACATTAGAGTACGAATACTTTTCCTTGCCTACTGATCTAGTTGCTTACAGTGATACACCAACAATTCCAGAACAATTCAAATACGTCATCATTGCTGGGGCACTACGTCATTCTTACAACTTTAAAGACGACATTGAAGTAAGAGACAGGATTTCAACTACCTACGAGACTGGCCTTAAGGCTATGCGGAGAACCTACATTAGTAGGGCGATAAAACTTAAAGACACAATGATTGTTAAGTCACCAAAATACGCTGATAGGTTTGGCCCATAATGGGAACGAAAACAACTACATTCCCTATTGAAATTAAGGGCGGGCTGAATACAAGTATTACACCTATTCAACTTGGCCTGACTAATCCGGGATCAGCAATCAGACTAATGAACTTTGAGCCGTCTATTCAGGGCGGCTATCGGCGTATTAATGGGTATAGTAAATGGGATTCAGCTATTGTTCCAACTGTATCCTCTTCTTCGTTAATCCTTGGTGTGGCTTTCTTCGATGGTAAAGTCATTGCAGTAAGAGAAGATAAGATTCATTACTCAACCGGCACAGGCTGGACTCAGATTGCAACTGGAAGAACTCACACCACAAAGCACAGATTTCATATTTTTAACTTTAGTGGCACTAGAAAAATTATTGGTGTAGACGGAGTTAACTACCCTTACACTTGGGACAACACTACATTCGTTAACGTAAACACTTCTACTGATGTTCAGGGCGCTACCTGTGTTTGTGCGTTTAAAGACCACATGTTCTACAGCAAAGGTTCTCTACTTACTTTTAGTGTTCCATTTGACGAAGCAGATTTCACACCAGCTAGTGGTGCAGGAAGTATCAGACTACCTAAGACTATTACTGGTCTGTACGTATTCAGAAGCCAGCTATTTGTCTTTACAGAAAGTTCAATTCATGTTATTAATGGGTCTTCTCTCGCTGACTTTACTCTTGAGTCTGTCAACGAAACTATTGGCTGTATTGCCTCAGACACAATTCAAGAAGTCTCAGGAGATGTAGCTTTCCTATCCTCAGATGGTGTACGTCTACTAGGTTCGACTGACAGGACTGGTGACTTCTCTAACCAAACTACGTCCAAGTACATTCAAGCCCCACTAAATAGCTTTATTGGCTCTTACAGTTCTTTTTCGTCTACAGTAATTAGAGGTAAGTCTCAGTATAGAGTATTCAGTTGGGATGCAACTAGAGAACCTAATTTCTCAGAAGGATTTGTAGGAGCACAGTTCAGACCACAAGACCCTGAGAGTTTTGAATGGGGTAAGCTACAAGGGTTTAAAGTTTATTCTATTGATTCGAAAGTGCATAATAGTGTAGAATATATTGTTTTTAGTTCTGATACTGAGTACGTATACCAGATGGAAGATGGTAATGACTTTGACGGTACAGACATTCAAAGTTCCTTCTGGACACCGTATATCTCTTTCACTGACCCGACCTACAGAAAAGTACTGTACAAGATGTTTATCTACCTCTCTCCTGAGGAAACAGTAAATGGTCTTTTGTCTTTGAACTTCAATCTTGATAGCGCAACTAACCCAAACCCACCCTCTACTCCGTTCTCTGCTGGTGCATCAGGTGCTGTCTATGGTGTAGATGTATACGGCACAGGAACGTATAGGGATTTAGTTAGACGATCAATTAGAACACCTTTAATTGGTTCTGGTGGAAAGGTAAGCTTTAGATTTGACTTTAGT